GACTATTGCTCTTAGCGGAAATGATCTAGTGTTTACTTATGGCGGCGACACAAAGATGCGTCTAACCAGCGCTGGCAACCTTGATGTTGAAGATGATATCACAGCATTCTCCGGTATCTAGGGGGTAAGTATGGCTTTACCAAGCTCTGGAGCAATTAGCCTGTCGCAGTTTAGAACCACCTTTGGTGGCACTTCGCCTGATGCGATCTCTGAGTATTACCGAGGCGGTAGCCTTGTGGATGACAATGCCATTAACACAAGCATTCCCCAAAGTGGTGCGGCCAGCTTTAGCGATTACTATGGCGGCGCAGGTACGCAGACAAGAAACATATCCATCAATATGGACTATAACCTTGGCTTTACCGCCTTTGGTTTAACTTCGGCTCAGTACGCCTCTGACCCTACCGGCACACCGGGTAGCTTTTCTGTTGGTGCAAATAGCCTTGCCTATCAACCTGTGTTCAGAGCAGGTACTGGTTTTATTACAAGCGCAAGTATAACCATTGGGCAGAACGAAGACACTGGCTCTCAGTCTGAGTATGTAATGCTTTACGGCGGCTCATCGTCAACCACCGCAACAAATCTTGTGGCTAGGTGGGATGCTGGTTCAAGCGGCAGCACTGGCGGCAACAGAAGCTACTCATTAGTTTGGGGCAGTGATGGAAAAATAACGTCTATTACATACACTGGCGGCAGCTACAATGTGGGCATTATTAGTTTTGTTACCGACAACACTTCAGCAGCAAACGCCGCTGGGTATACTTGGTTTGGGTTTCGGCTAAAGAACCCGCCTTCCTTCAGTGGCAAGGTGAACGAAAATATGACAGGCACCTTCTTCAGCACCAGCATAACGCAACCATCGTAGGTTAAACATGCCATTAACAAAGCTACAATTTAAGCCAGGCTTGATACAAGACCTTACCTCTTACGCTAACGAAGGCGGTTGGCGCGATGGTGATAAGGTTCGTTTTCGCCTCGGTTATCCTGAAAAGATTGGCGGATGGTCTAAATACACAGCAGCTTCTTTTCTTGGCTCATGTCGCGCCTTACATAACTGGATTTCTCTGGACGGCTCAAACTTTCTTGGGCTTGGTACGCATGTAAAATATTACATTGAGGAAGGCGGAGTATTTAATGATATAACGCCAATCCGTGAAACAACTGCGGCTGGTGACGTTACTTTTTCAGCAAGTAATGGGTCATCCACTATAACTATATCAGATACAAATCACGGTGCCGTTTTAGGGGATTTTGTAACTTTTTCTGACGCAGTAAGTCTTGGCGGCAATGTTACTGCTGCTATTCTAAATGCGGAGCATGAAGTCACTGCCGTCAACAGTAATAACGTATATGAAATTACCGTTTCCGTCACAGCAAACGCGTCTGACACAGGAAATGGCGGCAGCTCGACTGTTGGCGAATACCAGATCAATATTGGCCTAAACTCACAAGTTGGCGGTACTGGTTGGGGCGCGGGGTCTTGGGGACACCTTGGCGGATGGGGTTCTGCCGCTCCAGGAGGATTGACAACAACAACACAAATACGCCTCTGGTCACATGATAATTTTGGTGAAGATTTGCTTATTAACCCAAGAGACTCTGGTATCTACTATTGGGATAAAAGCACAGGAAAAGCCGCTAGGGCTATTGAGCTTTCAACACTTTCTGGCACTCCGACAAGCGTTCCTACAATTGCCAAACAAGTTCTTGTATCTGACCGTGACCGTCATGTCCTTGCTTTTGGTTCAGATAATGTTGGCGCTAGTTCATCAGCTACACAAGGCGATGGAACACAAGACCCTCTATTGATTAGGTTTTCTAGTCAGGAAGACCCCTTGGACTGGTGGCCCACAGCGGATAACACGGCTGGCGATTTACGACTTGGATCCGGCTCTGCATTTGTAAGAGCGCTGGAAACTAAGCGCGAGATTTTGATTTGGACAGACACGTCAATTACATCAATGCGTTACATTGGTCCTCCATTTACTTATGGTTTGCAACAGCTTGCATCAAACATAACCATAGCTGGTCCTAACTCTGCTGTAGCCACAGAAGACTTTGTTTTCTGGATGGGCATCGACAACTTTTATGTCTACGCTGGTCAGACAGCGCAATTGCCGTGTACCGTAAAAGAAAAAGTATTTAACGATATTAATCTTGAACAAACCGACAAGATATTTGCTGGTGTTAATGCTGAGTTTAGTGAGGTTTTCTGGTTTTATCCCTCTTCAGGCTCTCCATTTAACAATCGTTATGTAGTATATAACTATTTAGAAAAAGTTTGGTATTACGGCACAATGGAGCGCAGTGCGTGGCTTGATCGCGGAACACGAACATATCCAATTGCCACAGACAACAGCGGATATGTGTACAACCATGAGTTTGGATATGACGCAGATGGTGCGGCTATGGATTCTTACATTGAATCTGCTGTTATGGATATCGGTGATGGCGACCGCTACACATATATCAGGCGCTTGATTCCAGACATTAGTTTTTCTGGGTCAACATCTATATCAACGCCGCAGGCTGTATTTACAGTAAAAGCTCGTGATTTCCCAGGTGAAGACTTTGGAAGTTCGGCTTCTGGCACAGCCACAAGAACACAGGTTCTGCCTGTTCAAGAGTACACCAATCAGCTTGACCTACGCACAAGAGGTCGCTCTTTTGCTCTGCGCGTTGAGTCAAGTGCGCTAGGGGCTAAATGGCGACTTGGAAACCCTCGCGTTGATGTTAGGCCGGATGGGAGGCGTTAATGGCTCATGTCCGTGGAACAGGCATTGCACCGCCAAGGCTTCCAGAGGCTCCACAAGAGTACACGCAACAGTACATGGAAGACTTGTTGCGTTCATTGGAGATCTTCATCTCTCAGCAAACAAACCCCGGTGAAATAAGAGCAAGCTCAATCACCATAACCAACCTACCGACAAGCCCAACTGACTTGGAAGTAGGATCGCTTTGGAATGATGCGGGAACAGTGAAGATAGTGACATAGCAGGAATTTCCTGTATAATTGTTCGTGTTTAATAAGGATTTGAACTATGGGTTTTTTAGATGATTTAGCCAAAATAGCGCTACCTGCTGTAGCCAGTAGCTTTTTGGGGCCTGCGGGTGGCGCACTATTTGGCGGGATTACTTCAAATCCAGCTATACAAAATGCCTTGCTTTCTGGGGGTATTGGTCTGCTAACAGGTCAAAAACCGAAAGACGCCCTGAAATCGGCGCTTCTTGGAGGTATTGGTCAAACCATGTTTGGGCAGGCAGGGCAGGCCGCAGGCGCTGGTGGGCAAAACGCGGCAATGTCACAGTTTGTTCCTAACACTGGAGGCAGGCCGGATTTTGTAACAGGCGGCTCTGCCAGAACGGGAAAGTCAATTATTCCAGCAGGCACTGGTGCAAATCAAGCCGTTGAAGCGATTGCCCCCAAAACAATGTCTGCTGAATTGTTGCAGGGGCTTGGCATGGCTGGCGATGCGGGAAAAGAAAACATGCTGTTTAAGTTCTTGAATAGCCAACTTGGAGAGGGAATTAGTGCTGGATTGTTGGCAGAGCTTTTGGCTAGTGGCGATAAAGATGAGGACAACCGATCTGCATGGGAAAAGCGTCCATATGCAGGTGGAATGCAATATGGCAAGCTTGGCGGTATTAATTACAATCAAGGTGGTTTGGCGCAGTATCCGCGCCGTGACGGCGGCATTGACCCAAGCGAAGGATCAGGAACAAAAGATGACGTTCCTGCCTTGCTTACCGCTGGAGAGTTTGTAATGACCCGTGATGCAGTAGAGGGCGCTGGTGGTGGTGATGTTCAACAGGGCATCAACCGTATGTATAGTATGATGGATAAGTTTGAAAGGATGGCCTAATGGCTACTCAAACAGTAGAACAGGTACAGCGCCTAGCCCCTTATCTTGAGGGTTTGGAACAACGTCTTCTAGGAACAGCTTTTGGTGAATTTGATTCATCCGGCGCTCAGACATCAGCAGGTCTCCTTGATGCCCCATTAGCGCTTCCACAGCAGCAAGTGGCCGGTCTTGACCCACTTCAACAACAAGCTCTTGGTATGGCACCTGGAATGGTTGGCTCTTATGCCCCGTTCACACTTGGTGCATCTGGTCAAACACTTGGTGGTCAGGCCGCTTTAGCTGGAGGCTTGGGTCTTCTGGCTGATCCAGCCGCCGCCGCTCAACAATATATGAACCCATATCAGTCTAACGTGATCAATGAGATTAATCGTCAGGCTCAGATGGAAAAGAACAAACTTGCTGGCACCGCTGTGCAGGCAGGCGCTTTTGGCGGATCTCGTCAGGGAATTCAAGCCGCAGAATCAGAGGGTCGTAGGCTTGCCGCTGTAGGAGAGGCACAGCGCAAAGGGTATCAAGACGCTGTTAATGCCGCACAGAAATCAGCGCAGCTTATGGGCGGAATTGGTCAGGCATATGGTCAACTTGCTGGAACCACTGCCGACATTGGCCGTGTGCAGTCAGAGCTAGGACGCGCTGACCTTGGCATGCTTACACAGCTTGGTGACATTGGCCGTAGCCTCCAGCAACAGCAACTTGAAGCGCAGCGCCAAAACCAGTTGCAAGCCACTCAAGAACCGTTTACACGACTTGAAATGGGGCAGTCCTTGCTCAAAGGCATTCCAAGTGCAGGCTTATCATCAACATTCAAGTCAGCGTCAACACCAGACACCAATCCTTTCTTGGCAGGCGTTGGTGCTTATACAGCCCTACAAGGCATTAAGCCAACTGGCAGTAAATAGGGGTATATAAATGGCTGATTCTTATACTAACGCTGATTTTATGACTCGGCTGACTAGGATGTTTAATCCTGCTAAAAGGGACGAAACATTGCGTCCATTTACAAACAGGGAGCTTTTACAAAGAGCTTACCCTCGTCAGGGCTTGTTAGAAGCTCTTTCCCCATTGGGCGATGCGCTTATGGGAAAGACAGAAAATCTTGGAATATCCGAAATAAAACCATTGTCTGGTAAGCCTAAAACATACGGCGGTCAATTAGCGCAAGGACTTGGTAATCTTGGCCTCTTAACTGGAGAAGCTGCAAGACGTACTGGTGAAGTTATTGGCGAAACGCCTTTTGCTCTTAGCAGAGCTTTAGGCACTGAGTCTGAGTACGGGTATGCCGACAGGATAGCTGGGTTAGAAGACATTCTCTCTGATCAATCAAGGATGCAACAAGGCCAGTTAAGCAGTGTATCATCTAGTCCAAGCGTGTTGAGCAGCCAATCAATTGTTGGTGGCCCAAGCTATCAGCAAACAGGTGTTGATGCTGATCAAGATGCTGCAATACGAAGCCAGATAGCTGACGCTCAAGCAATAACAGAAGAAGACGGTATTTTTGGCGATTTCAGAGAGCCGGGTGTAGGGATCCCCGATTTTGTTGGTGGTGTTCCTGCGGCACAAGCTGAAGAGGCGCAAAGAAAATCCGCCGCAGAGGTTGATGAAGGTGATTCGCTGATAGAAATGCAGGCAACAGTTGATGATGGCGGCGAAGCAGATGCGGCGTTAGGGGCTTCTAAAGCTAAAAGTGGTGCCGTTACTGGAGCCGATACACCAGTTAAACAATCGACTGTCGCTGCTCTTGATGAGGTTTTGAAGCAAGTTAAGCCTGATGCCAAGCCTAAAAATTATGATGATTACATGAAAGAGTTTGCTGATTTAACTGGTTTGGATGTTTCTGGACAGCCAGATAACAGTCAGGCTTTAATGGCATTTGGCCTAGCTCTTATGCAAAACAAAGCTGGTAAAGGCTTTAATGTTGGCGAGATGCTGAGTTCTGTTGGGGCGGCTGGAGAAAAAGCCATGCCAGCATTAGCTGCGGCTCGTAAGGAAGCTAAGGCGACTAGAATTAAAGCGGCTGAGTTTGCTATTAGTCGCAAGGATAAAGATGAGGCACAAATGCTGAACAGGCAACAATACTTTGTGCTTCCGAAAGATGGTAAGGGATTTGCATCAAATATTGATAAAGCTGAATCAACATATATAAACCCTCTTGAGTTGAACGCTATGACAACAGACAAAGCGTTTACAGATAAATTTGAAATTATACCCGGCGATCAATTTAACGCTATACGAAAAGAGGCCATGAAAGGCACGGAATTAGGCGATAAATATCTAAACAAACCCCAGAATGTTTCTTTAATAAAAGGTGCAGAAGACCTGCTTCAAGTGCCTGTATTTTATGAAAGCCCTAATTATAAAGGTGAAAGAACTGGGAGAAGCTATGTTCCACAAGATGCGGCTAAAAGGTCATTGGGAGAAATTGACAGATTGAACAACAGCTTAAACAGAGCTGAAGATCAAATTGTTGAGTTGGCTGCAACGATTAACAATGAAGGTGTAACAATTTTTGATCAGACCCAAGATGGTTTAATTGCATTTGGTAGATCAATTGGTGTTGACTTTGGAGAACCCGGCAAACTTACAGCAAGTCAAAAAACATCTCTTATATTTGATCGTATCCAAGCTCAGTATGCTCCGCAAATTCTTCAAGAAGCTGGAAAGACCATTTCTGATGCCGATAGACAACGTGTGGAGCAAATCGTTGGTGGATTGCAATTTGTCACATCAGCAGAAGAACTAACCGATAAGATAAGAAGAATACATGAGGACATTATTGGTTTAGGCAGGGCAAATGTGAAACAGGCTTATAATAATCTACAAGATATGACCGACTATGATATTGCTAACTTGTCTCCAAGAACACAAACAAGAGCTAACCAAGCGTTAAGTAAAGATGAAGCATCAGAATTGGAAGCTCTCCGTAAAAAGCAAGGCATAAATTAATGCAAGACTTTGAAGAGTTGCAAATAAGAAAGGCTCTTGATTCTGGGAATCTTGATCCAAGAACAGAGCTTATGGCAAGAAAATCTTTAGATTCTAATCCTGATGATGTTAGTTCAGTGTTGGCGTCTTTGACTCCACAAAAAAATTATTCTGGAATAACTGAATTTCGTACAGGAAATCCTTTAGATTCTATACAAGCAAGTTCCAGTAAATCATCTTTTCAAGGCTTTGCCTCAGAAGATGTGGACACATCAAGCGGCATTCAAAATGCTGGGCTTCGTGCAGAACTTTCTCTTGCCGACACTGATGATGATCAAGTCGCTGTTCTTAAAAAATATGGTCTTGGCGAGACTGACTTTGCTCGTGACAATCGTGGCCGTCTTGCTGTGACGCCTGAAGGCGCAGCAAAGCTTGGCGTTGACGCAAATAAACTTACTTTAATTGATGAAGAAGGTTTTAGTCGAAATGATTTTTCTGACTTAGCTGGCATTGTTCCAGAAGTTTTAGGCGGTATTGCTGGCGCAATAACTGGTCAAGCGCTAATTCCTATACCAATTTTAGGCGCTGCAATAGGCGCTGGCGTTGGCGCAGGTGGTGGTCAAGGTGCGGAAGAAATATTTGAGGCTATTCGCGGCACTCAAACGCAATCAGATGAAGAAGTTCTGTCTGATGTGGCTACAGAGGCCACGATAGGTTTCTTGGCTGACGCTACTTTTGGTTTGCTTGGTGGTGCCGTTAGGGGCTTAAAGGGTGGCATGAAGCCAGGTAAAGGGCTGACTGATGAAGAGCTTAAAGTAGCTGGTGAGTCTCTGGAGATGGGCATAACACCAACTCTCTCAGCCGTTAAGGCTCCTTCTGTTATCGCTCGACAGCAAGGCATTACCGAAAAAGTATTTGGTACATCAGACAGGCTAAAGCGTAACAACGATGTTATGCAAGAAACTCTTGCGTCATTGCGGGCTAGGGTTGGTTCAGGAACAGATGAAGAAGTTGGCGACATTCTTATGAACGCCACAGGTAAAGAAGCGCAGTCTTTAAAGCAATTAGAAAGAGAGGCGCAAGAAAGTATTATACAAACCCTTGATGATCTAGCAAAAGACATAGGCGCGGCTACAGAAAAAAATTTAAACCTTGAAGATGAGACATTCCAAATATTGGCTAATGCACAAAAGGCATTTGATGATCAAATGACTGCATTGTTTAAGCCGATTGACGATGCTCTAGAGTCAAGCGTTGGAACGACAAAAATAATTCCTGTGCCAAGGGTAAAGCAGTTAGCTGATGAGGCAAAGAAGCTAGAAGCTTCAGGCTTGGCTGGCGGAACTAAACCTAATTTGCAAAGCGCAATACAGGCGATTAACACATTAAAATCAACAGACTCATTCCAGCAGATTTATACAACGCGCAAAACTTTAAATGATATTTTGGCAAGGTCGAGAGGAACCGAAGCAAAATATATTTCTGACATGATAAATTCCTTAGACAGCGCTTTGTCTGCTGGAAGCATTGATGACATAATAAGAACGTCAGGAAAATCTATTGGTGCTGACGGCGCTGAGACGCTGCGTAGAGCGTCTGACAGGCTTGACACTGCTCGTGGTATGTACAAAAAGGGAGCGTCAATATTTGACGATCTTGAAAGTGCTGGTGTCATTAAGCGTCTGCGTGAAAAAACAAAACAAGGTCAGGCTATAGGGATTGATGATGTTCGTATGGACAAGATCATTAAGAACGATAAGCCAAAAGTTCTTGACCGCACCTTGAAGGCTGTCCGTTATTCTGCTGGAGGGACTGGCCGACAAGCCGATCAGGCAGCCGAACAATTCCGTCAAAAACTGGCTGGCGAATGGTTGCGTGACACATTAAACAAGTCTGGCATAAGTTCATTAGATAATTATGCCCCAGAGACATTTAAGGGAGCGGCCTTTGCTAAAGCCGTAAAAGATCTCGGCAGAACAGCAGACACGCTTTTTGGAAAAGATGCTTCTAAAATCAAACAGTTGGCCAATCAAATTGACAGAACGTCTTTGTCTAACATGGATCAGGCGGCAGTCAACCAACTTATAAAAGAAGGTGGTGACGGCAATTTAGTTGGATCATTGCAGAACTTGGTTAACGCGCAGAAAGAAATCTTTGAGGCGAACAAAAGTTCTGCTTTCAAAAAGCTTTCATCTGGTCAATTAAATCAAATTGAAGCAGCGGAACTTATCGCTCACAGATCAACCACAGCCTCTGACATAGAAAAAATTGTAAAGAGTTTTGCTGATGACCCAGAGGCTTTGGCAAAGATTCAAGGCAATTATATGGAAAAATTAATTGCAGACTTTGGAGACACTTTAACCACTGACGGCAAGTCTTTAGGAGCATTCGCAAAGCGGTTACTTGATGCTAACGAAGGTGGTAAGTTGACCGCTATATTTGGCAAAGAGACTGGCGAAGAAATGGCAAAGTTTGCAAAGATATTAGAGTTCAATGCAAGAACTGCGGCTGGCGGGGATCTTGTGGCTGCTAATATAGCGGCAAGCCCTATTCAAAATTTAGGCAAGCTGGCTAAATTTACTATTATCGGTAAGGTGCTTTCTTCCGGTGGTTATTATGATGATATTATGAAGCAGTATAAAAAACAAATTGTTGGTGAGTCTCCTGAGCAAAGATCAAGAATACTTGGAAGACTTATGGCGCAATCTTTCACTAACGCCTCAATACAAACACCTCCGCAATTGGTTCAAGAAAGCGTTAACGAGGCAGAGCGCCAGATTAGTTCTGTTATTGATAATTCAGGAGTAGGCGCACAATTATCCGCAATTCAGAGTCAAATGTCAGCGCCAAGTTCATCTTCTGCGCTTAGTGGCGTTAACCCCGTGCCGCCAATGCCAACGCCTTCTGGCGGGCAATCTGTAAGGCAGCAGGCAGCTCAAAGCCCAGCCGTTGCACAAGCGCTAGGAATTAATCCGGCTACAGCAACATTGCTTGGAACAGGACAACCGTAATCATGAACAAAGATCAGTTAAGAGAAGAACTCGCAGAAGACGAGGGCTGTAAGTATTTGATTTATTTAGATCATTTAAATTTGCCCACGTTTGGAATCGGTCATTTGATTAAAGAGCATGACCCAGAGTATGGGGAACCCGTAGGTACAGAGGTGTCGGAAGATAGGGTTCGTCAAGTGTTCAGCTTAGACATTGCAGTCACTATCGAAGACTGCCAACGTCTATGCAGTAATGTCGGAGTGGACTTCAACGAGCTTGACCTGAAGTATCCTGACGCGGCTCTTGCGTTATGCAACATGACATTCAATCTGGGCTATCCGCGCTTTAACAAATTCAAGCGTATGTGGGCGGCGGTAGCTGAGGCTATGGAAGACCCAAAGGCGTGGCTAGAAGTGGCCGCACAGGCGGAAGACAGCCGCTGGTTTGATCAAGTACCGAACCGTGCCAAAAGACTTACTGCAAGGTTCAGAGCGCTGGCTGATGAGTAAAAGCCCGTGTGTCGGAGTGTGTGTTCTAGATAAAGAGCGGGTAAGATGTATCGGGTGTGGCCGCACCATCGAGGAGATAATTGACTGTGGGAAAAAATCAAAAACCTGAAAATTATTACAAGCACTGCCCCCGTTGTGGAAATAAATTACGAACAATTGTTGTACATGGGCATGAACAATGTTTAGAGTGTGACCAGGTTATTTATGATTGTTGTCAAGGGGAAGTATGCGACAGCAGCAATTCACAGCAGTAGCCACAGGAGACATCGGGGAGCATATATGTGCGCTTCGGCTGCTCAAGATGCACGTTCCGTGCAGCATAATCAACTTAGGCACAAGCGACATTGTAGCTGAGTATGAAGGCCGTATGTGGCGCATACAGGTAAAGTCAAGTGTCCTAAAGAGCAGAGGCTCTGATCGTCCCGATTATGGATATCAATTCATGACGAGCAAGGGGGGTAAAAAAACCCCTCTTACTGAAGATGATTGTGACATTGTTGCGATGGTGGCTATTGATTTGGAGCGTGTATGGTTTGCTCCAGTGCATAAATTGCGCAACAGTGTAAGCAAAAGAAAAACGGTGGGCAGCTTTGCTGAAGGCGTAACAGAAGAAACGTGGCGCGATACTATGAGTTACTTTGGCTTTTAGTTGCGTTGCTAATCTCTAGCTTACACACCTCACAGACAGCAGGTTTCTTGTCGTAGTCAACCGCTGTACGACAGCGCGGACATTGCCCGGTATCTATAAGCTTTTGTATTGGCCCCTTCTCTTTCATGCTGCCGAACCAATACCAGACTTTACTTCGCCAGAGTAACGAGCGTTGTATGCGTCATACACCAGCTTTGAAATCTGCTGGCTAATCTTGCGATGTTCATCCGCACTTAACTTAACAAGCTTCTTATGCGTGTTAATATCCACGGCAACAGACTTGTATCTCACTGTATCAGTCATTATAATACTCCCATCAGTTAATAACAGTGGGCATATATTACCATGTTTAAAGGATACCGCAAGCAGAATAAGTACGGCGCAAAAAAGACACAGTTCATGGGTTACACATTTGACTCACGGTGGGAGGCTGAACGCTGGGGGCAGTTAACCGCTATGGAACGTGCTGGTGTCATACGAGACCTAGAGAGACAAATCAAATATGATATCATTGTAAATGACCAAAAGATTTGTAGGTACATTGCTGACTTCAGATACACTCAAGTTGAGGAAGATGGTTCTGAGGTAAAAATTGTTGAAGATGCAAAGGGCGTAGAAACTGCTGATTTTAAACTAAAAAAGAAGCTTATGTTGGCGGTTCATGGAATTGATATAAAATTATCTAAGAAAAGGAGTTGACTTAGGTTTTGATATTTCCTATCTATTGATTGTGGAAGTAACAAAACAGAAGGAGGGCATCATGCTTAACGCTCCAGCCCCATTTATCCCTAACGATCTAACGCCGGTCTTCGAGCGGCGCAATGACGTTATGCAAAAGATTAGTGACCTACAAAAAGAATTGAAGGTCATTAACAACTCTCTCGTTCAACAGTTTGAAGATCAGGCTCGCACCATTCTTGCAGAGAAGGGTAAGGATTTCGGTCAGGCCACCATCAAGACTGATGGCTTCAAAATCACAATTGATTATCGTAAGAAGGTCGATTGGGACTACGACAAGCTGGTTAGAGTTTTAGACTCTATGGACGGAGATACTGCCAAGCACTACGCTTCAGTAAAGGTTTCTGTTCCAGAAGCCAAATTCCAACAAGCCCCACCAGATATCAAGGCGTCACTATCAGAGTGCCGCACTGTTCTTCTGCAAGGCACATCTGTAAACATCGAGGTTGATAATGCTTAAAATTATTTCAGCAGAAGAGCGGCTTGCCGAAAAGCGCGGTCACAAAATTGTGATCGCGGGTAAGTCAGGGGTGGGCAAGACCAGTCTTGTCCGCACTCTAAATACCGACACAACATTGTTCATGGACTTGGAAGCAGGTGATGCTGCTATCGAAGGTGTGAAGGTTGATGTGTTGCGGCCAAAGACATGGCAGGACTGTCGTGACTTTGCCTGTTTTCTTGGTGGACCTAACGAGGCATTGAATGATGATGCACCGTATAGCAAGGCTCACTATCAGTATGTGTGTGAGATCTATGGTGATCCTACACAGGTGCTTGCCAAGTATGACAGTATCTTTATTGACAGTATTACAGTCGCTGGTCGCTTGTGCTTCAGCCACTGTCAGAACCAGCCAGAGTCACGCTCTGAGCGTTCTGGCAAGCTTGACACTCGCGCAGTGTATGGAATGCAAGGTCGTGAGATGATGGCATGGCTAACGCACTTACAGCACATCCGTGATAAGAACGTGATCTTTGTCGGCATCCTTGACGAGCGTTCTGACGATTACGGACGCAGCGAATACTCTCTTCAAATCGAAGGCAGTAAGACAGGGCGTGAGTTGCCCGGCATTGTTGATGAGGTACTGACAATGACAACACTCACATCTGACGAAGGCAATCAGTTCCGTGCTTTTGTTTGTCATACTTTGAATAAATGGAACTATCCAGCAAAAGACCGTAGTGGTCGTCTGGATCTTATCGAAGAGCCGCACTTAGGCAAGCTTCTGGAGAAGATGTCTGGTGGGGTAGCACAAGTTGATAGACCAATGGCGTTTGTCAATCCAACAGAAGTGGTTATTGCAGAAGGAGAAGAAAACAATGCTTAACCTAAATAACGTACCAGCCCAAGAGAACACTCCACTTGAACTAATGCCAGATGGAACTGTTGCTCGTGGCATCGTGAAACTATCAGGTGGTGACATTGATTTGCCTGAGTTTGGCGCAGGGCAGTTCTTTAAAAAGTCACAGTCAACTAATGCCAAGTGGTTGCCGATTGAGGTAACTATTGTTGGCGGTCAGTTCGACAAGCGTAAGGTGTGGCATAACATCTTTGTTGATGGCGACAAGCTTTCTGAGCGTGGGGTGCCAATGGCAAAGGAAATTGGCTTGCGGACACTCAAGTCTATGATCGACAGTGCCTTTAACCTGTCTGCAAAGGACGAGTCTCCACAAGCACAAGCCGCTAGAAGCTTGAATGGTGTAGGCGATCTCAATGGCCTTAGCATCTGCTTTGTAGTCGGCGTGGAAAAAGGCAGCAACGGTTATCAGGACAAGAACAAGATTAAAGCTGTTCTAACCGCTGACGCTAACGGCTTTATCGCTGGTGGCGCACCTGTCGCTGCACCAGCGGCACAGGCACCAACCTTTGCCCCACAACAGCCAGTTGTACAACAACCAGCCCCACAACAGGGCGTAACCCCATCTTGGGCGCAATAGGAGGCGATGATGTTTAGAGCAATCTTTAAAGCAATCTTCGGCTATGAAGAAAAGACTGTCGAGCCTAACTACCCTCGTTACTGTGAGAGCATGCGTAAGCTTCTCTCTAGTGGACGGCCATACACTATCAGCGAACTGCAAAAGACGCTGAAGAAGCGTAAGGGTACAGTCTATCATGAGATGACTGAGTTGCGCCGTGGCGGACTTGTGATCGCTAAAAACTACGACAAAAGCATTTCTGCGAATAAGTATCGGATCACATCATGATCCTTCGTGGGTACCAAGAGGCGGCTATCAATGCCGCCTCTGACGCTTTAGATAAGCACGGCAATACTCTTGTCGTTGCTCCTACAGGTGCGGGAAAGACAATCATGCTTTCCGCTCTTGTGGGTAAGCGCTTTAAGAAAAATCAAAACGTATTAATCTTGCAGCACCGCGATGAGTTGGTTGCGCAGAATTCAAGTAAGTTTCATAAAGTTAATCCCGCCATGACTAGCAGCATGTGCAACGCAGCACAAAAGGACTGGTCTGGCGATGCTACATTTGCAATGGTTCAGACGCTCTCCCGCGAAAAAAATCTGGCAGTAATGCCGAAGATTGACATGATCGTGGTTGATGAAGCGCACCATACTGTAGCCGACACATACCAACGCATCATTAAAGCCGCAAAGATCGCCAACGAAGGGGTGCAAGTAGTTGGGTTTACCGCTACTCCTAACCGTGGCGACAAGAAGGGCTTGCGAGGCATCTTTAGCAATTGCAGTCACCAGATCGAAATCTCGACACTGATCAATGAGGGTTTTTTGGTCAGGCCGAAGACATTCGTAATTGACGTTGGTGTGCAGGATGAGTTGCGCAACGTGCGCAAGACGATTGCCGACTTTGATATGGATCAGGTCGAGAAGATTATGAACCGCCGTGCGATCAACCAGAAGGTTGTCGATGAGTGGATGAATAAGGCAAGCGACAGGAAGACCATTGTATTCTGCTCTACGATTAAGCATGCAGAAAATTTGTGTGAAGAATTTGTTGAGGCAGGTGTGGTCGCCGCAACAGTCACAGGTGATACGCCAAAGGAAAAGCGGGAAGAGATCCTGCATGATCTGGCGCACGGTGATATGCAGGTCGTGGTCAATGTGGCTGTGCTTACAGAGGGCTTTGACGCCCCGCCAGTATCTTGTGTTATCCTGACACGGCCATGCTCATATAAAGCAACAATGGTTCAGATGATTGGGCGAGGACTGCGCACAGTTGATATTGATGAGTTCCCAGATGTGGTCAAGACAGACTGCATTGTTATGGACTTTGGTACGTCTGTACTGACGCACGGCTCTCTTGATGACGCTGTTGATCTTGATGGTGGCGCAGGTAAGTCCGGTGGTGACGCACCGATTAAGGTTTGCCCGGAATGCGACTCAGAGGTTCCACTTGGTGTTCGTGAATGCCCTATCTGTGGTCATGAGTTTGAGGGGCAGAACGCAGACCCACTTGAACATTTTGAATTGACAGAGGTTGACCTTATGGACAGGTCTCCGTTCCGCTGGATTGATTTGTTCGGAACAGGGTCTTGCTGGTCTGCAACAGGGTTCAATGCCTTTGCGCTTGTGGCACAATTAGGCCACGTTTCTGCCGCATTGGTGAAGCGAAATAATGGCCGTGTTCGGCTGATTAGTATCGGTACGTTGCGTCAAGCTATGGCAGCGGCTGATGATTTCTTGCGCACAAATGAAGATGGAAGTAGTGCAAAGAAAACAAAGAGATGGCTAGATGATCGTATTACGGAAAAGCAGCGTCTTTTGCTTGGCCGTCAGGGCGTTCATATTGGCGCTTTAGACTTCTCGTGGACTAAGTACAAGGGTGCGTGTATGCTGAATTATGTCTGGAACAAACAGTTCATTGACGGAACAATCCAAAACATAATTCAGAAAGAAAGTGCATGAACCGTGGAAGCCTAGAGGTTACTCTTTATATGGTGGATGACAGTGAGGTAAAAATATCTTGTTTCATTCAAGTGACTGACCCTGACGATGGAGAAGAAGTTCATGACAGTGTTATGGATGCGATTACTGACTATATAGAAGAATATGATGATGCACTGGTTGATGGTGAGGCCGAAATATATTTCGGTGATGCGATCATGTATTTAATTGCTTTCGGGCGAGTAGAAGGTGAAGAAGACAAATGGGGTATAGCAACAGCGGAAGGAACGGTCACACTGCACTAAAGATTGTGGGTGAATTGTTCGGGAATATTGGCTGGGACAAGAAGTTATGTGAGCTTAACAAAGATGAGGTCATGGTTATGGCTGTAGTGTTTCAATCAATTGAAGGGATAGAAGATGTCTACTCTGAGCAATACCTTACGGAAATTTACCTCCGATATGGAGGAGCGAGAATTGGCCTTGATCCAGAAACGGACATCCCATTCTGATACTGCTGACTACATAATTAAGGAGCTTGATCGCGGCATAAAAGACAAAGAGTATAAAGCACCTAGACGCAGATACTTAGGCGCTTCTTCTCTTGGCGATCCATGC